CAGCAGGTAAGTGGAAAACAAATAAGAATGGTTCATACTATGCAGCAGGTGTAAGAAGTCAGGTTGCAGGTAGGGGAGCAAACATTGCTCTGCTAGATGATGTCATGTCAGAAGAAGATTCATTTAGTCAGACAGGTAGGAAGTATATCAAGGAGTGGTATCCTGCAGGTTTAAGAACAAGACTTATGCCTAATGGGTCAATTATAATTATTAATACAAGGTATCACTATGATGACCTGTGTGGTTGGTTATTAAAGCAGGAAAAGACTGCAGAGCAAAGCACCTATCCCTGGGAAGTTATTAGTATTCCGGCATGGTTAAATGAAGAAGCAGCAGAGTTACTAGACCTGCCTGTAGGTAGTTCGTACTTCCCTGAGTGGAAATCAGACGAGATACTACGAATAGATGAGCAGGAAATTAGAGCAAGTAATGGTGCAAGGTATTGGAACTCATTATATATGCAAGACCCTTCCCCTGATGATGGTGGTATTATTAAAAAGAAATATATAAACTGGTGGGAGTATGAAGAACCACCTGAGTGTCAGTTTATTATACAGACATATGATACTGCATTTAGTACAAGCAGAACTGCAGACTATAGTGTTATACAGACATGGGGTATATTCCATGATTATGATGAGGACTATGGTCATGCATCTCATTTGATACTACTAGGTAACACAAGAGGTAGGTATGAGTATCCTGAACTTAGACGTATTGCACAGGATTTATATAGAGACTTTAGACCTGACGTATGTATTATAGAAAAGAAAGCAAGTGGTCAGTCTCTTATACAGGACATGCGTAGGGCAGGATTACCTGTATTAGATTACTTACCTGATAAAGATAAAGTTGCCAGAGTATATGCATCTACTCCCATGATGGAAGCAGGCAGAGTATGGCTACCTAAAAATAAAATATGGGCAGATGATTTATTTTCTGAGTGTATGTCTTTTCCTAATGGCTCACATGATGACCAAGTAGACTGTATGACTATGGCAGTACACTACATGAAAGACAGTTGGAACTTAACACACCCGGAAGACCCTTCATGGGAGGATGATGGAAGTAAAAAGGATAAAAGGGTTGCGTACTGGAGGGTATAACAGTATAATGAAGATATTCAAATATAATACTGTAACCTACTGCGTAGAGTGTGGAGCAAAACGATATAGTAAATATTGTAAGTGCAACAGGTTACCAGTAAAGATGGGCAACTCACCAATAATAAAAAAATATAAAAGTCCAATAAGAAGGAAAGAGAATGGCAGTAGAAAAGAATCCTAATGAAGAAATAGCTCAAGATAATGTTATTAACTTAGATATTCAAAAAGAAAATACAATGAATAATGTAAGTTTTGAACTTGACCCTGACACAGGTGAATTAGAGGTAGAGTTTGAATCTGATATAGTTGAAGAAATTGAGGAAGAGCAAGGAACTTTTTATGAGAACCTTGCAGACCTTATGGAAGAAGAAGACTTACAAGACATTGCCAATACTGTAATAGAAAAATATGATGCAGATAAATCTTCTAGGTCAGAGTGGGAGTCAATGTTTGAAAGAGGGTTTGACTTACTAGGACTAAAGCTTGAAGACACTACAGAACCATTTGAAGGTGCAGCAACTGCAGTACACCCACTACTTATTGAATCTGCAGTTAAGTTTCAGAGTAAAGCAAGTGGAGAGTTGTTTCCTTCTAAAGGACCTGTAAAAGTACAGATACTAGGTGACGTTACAGAAGCAAAGCAGAAACAGGCAAATAGAGTTCAGAACTTTATGAACTATCAAGTATCAGAACAAATGCCTGAATACTTTGACGAAACAGAAAGAATGTTGTTTCACTTACCCTTACTAGGTTCTGCATTTAAAAAGATATATTATGATGACTCTTTAGCTAGACCTGTCAGTGAGTTTGTTACACATATTCTTTATAGAAGTCCTGTAGAACTTGCAAGACAAATAAATGCAGGTATGTATAGAGACATAGACTTACCTGACCCTACACAGCCTACTCAGTCAGCAATGGCAGAAAAGATGGACACAGTATTAGGTCTTTCTCCTTCTACAGATACTGACCCTCAATATACTTTATTAGAACAACATTGCTATCTTGAAATAGAAGATTATGACACTGCCTGTCCATACATTGTAACTGTAGAAGAGCAGTCACAAAAGGTATTGTCAATTAGAAGAAATTGGAATGAAGAAGATAAAACAAAACAAAAGAAAATGTTTTTTACTCACTATAGATTTGTTCCTGGGTTTGGTTTTTATGGATTAGGACTTATACATTTCTTAGGTAACCTTACAATGTCTGCCACTGCAGCAATGAGAAGTTTAATTGATGCAGGTCAGTTTGCAAACTTGCAGGGTGGTTTTAAAGCCAAGGGTGTTAAGGTTGTAGGAGATAATGACCCTATTGCTCCGGGTGAGTTTAAGGAAGTAGAAGCAACAGGTATGGACTTAAATAAGTCTATTGTAATGTTTCCATATAAAGAACCTTCCAGAACTTTATTTGAAATGATGCAGTTTGTTGCAGGTGCAGGACAGAAGTTTGCAGACACAACTGAACAAGTTATAAGTGAAGGCTCTAACTATGGTCCTGTAGGTACAACTATGGCTCTGTTAGAAGCTTCAAGTAAATTCTTTTCTGCAATACATAAGAGATTACATAAGGCACAGAGAGAAGAGTTTAAGGTACTTGCACGTATTGATTCAGAAAGTTTACCCAAGAGATATCCTTATGATGTCCCAGGAGAGTCTTCAGAAATATTTAGAACTGACTTTGATAAAAAGATTGACATTATTCCTGTAAGTGACCCTAATATTCCTTCGTCTGCTCACAGACTTATGATGACAAATATGGCAATGCAGGTAGCACAAAACGCACCTCCGGGTATGTTTAATATGGAAGCCTTAAATAGAACATTACTTAATGCAGCAAATATTCCTAACTTGGAAAACATTATGCCAAGTAAACCTAAACCAATGCCACTTGACCCTGTTACAGATATTGAAGCAGCAACTAAGGGATTACCTATCAAGGCATTTACAGGTCAGAACCATGATGCCCATATTCAAATAAAGACTATGTTCTTACAAGACCCTGCTAATGGAGGTAATCCAATTATGCAAAGAGTAAGTCCAATACTTCAGGCAAACATACAGGAACATGTAGTAATGAAGTATCAGGAGCAAGTTAATGGTATGACAAAACAGATTATGTCTCAAGCTCCTCAAGGTGACCCTAATGCACAAAACCCTCAAGTTATTGAACAGATAATGGCTCAGGCTGCACAACAAGTTATGCAGGCAAATCAAGCAATGGCTCAACAAGGTGGTTCACCTGAACAACAAATGGTACAGATGGAAGCTCAAAGACTTGGTCTTGAAAAAGAAAAAGTTCAGGCACAGCTTGCAAAGGAAGCTACTGAGGGTGCATTAAAGAATAGAGACCTTGACCTTAAAGAACAAAAGATTGCTCTTGATGCTTATAAGATAGGAGCAGAAGGTTTACTTAAAGCAGAAGAAAAAGAAAAAGACAGAAATACTGACCAAGCAATGAATGCAGTTAAGATGCTTGTTGAAATGATAAAGCAGGGTGACTCTATTCAAAGTGCAGAAAGTATAAAAACTTCTGATGTTCTTATTAAAATGCTTGAAGATGCAAAAAAAGAAAGAGAATAAATGCTATCAGATGAAATAAGTAGAGCATTAGATAAAGAAATCGAAACAATAAAAAATTCCCTTGCATATGGTTCAGCTTCAGATTATCATACGTACATGAACTGTGTAGGTCGCATTGCAGGTATTGAATGGGCTAAAGCAGAAATTAAAAACATAACTAGAAAAATGTTAGATGAAGAGGATGACGATTAATGCAACAACCAAGTATGGGAGCAGCAACAAAGAATGATATGTGGATAACAGAGGAGCATGTAAAAGACCCTGCAGTACTCCCTACTATTCCAGGATTTCATATTCTTGTAAGACCTATATCAATAAAAGAAAAAACAAAAGGTGGATTATACTTACCTGATTCTGTAAAGAATGACATTGCTTACTTAACTACAGTAGGTAAAGTTCTTACAGTAGGAGACTCAGCTTACTTAGATGAAGCAAAGTTTCCAAAAGGACCTTGGTGTAAAGCAGGAGACTATGTATGTTATGGTAAACATTCAGGTCAAAAGTTTTTTTACAAGGGTACTAAACTACTATTGTTATATGATGACCAGATTTCTATGGTTGTAGAAGACCCTAAAGATTTAGACCCAACATATAACTTATCAAATTAATTTCTTAAGCTTGCTTGCAAAGTAATTGAAATTAATATATAATCAAAAATATGCGTAAACTTAGTTTCGCAAACTATGGAGAAATGAATGACACCAGATAATGAGTGGTCTACGATTGATACTTCACAATCGCAAAATAAAGAAGAAGACAAAGTAGAGTTTGAAATAGAAGGTCAGGAAGAACAGGCAGTTGTAGAAACAAAGCCGGAACAGCCTGCACCAGAAGTTCAAGCAAAAACAGAGACAGAAGAAGTTGTACCTGAGAAAAAACCTGAAGCAAATTCTTCAGGAGCAGAAAAAAGAATAAGACAATTAGTTCGTCAGAAGAAAGAACGAGAGGAACAAATTGAACAACTTATTTCAAGGCAGGCAGAGCTTGAAGAAAGACTAAAGGCTCAACAAAAGGAAGCAGAAACTTCTTTTACCAAAAGTTTTGAAACGACTGAAGAACAAATTAAAAGTCGTATTGAAATGGCAAAAGATGTTTACAAACAGGCTTTAGAGTCAGGTGACTCAAGTTTAATTGTAAATGCTCAGGAAAATTTAAGTAATGCTCAGAATGATGCTAATGCATTAAAGATTGCAAAGCAACAATATGAGACACAAAAACCTATAGTTCCTGAAACAAAAGAAACTGCTAAACCTACTGCACAACCACAGTCAAATGTTAAGTATGACAAACTTGCATTAGATTGGGCAGGTAAGAATCCTTGGTTTGGTCAAGACCAAGTAATGACCACACTGGCATTAGAACTAGACCAAACATTAAAAGGAGAGGGTTATGACCCTTCTGAAGAAGATTTCTATAATGAAATAGATAACAGACTTCGTCAACGATATCCTGAAAGGTATGGAGTTGACACTCGTCAGCAGGAAACGACATCTCCTGCTCAAGTAGTTGGGGGAGCATCACGCACTCCTTCATCCTCGTCTAAAGGCAAGAAAGTTAAATTATCTAAAGAAGATATGAGACTTGCAGAAAAATGGGGAATACCTCTTGAACAATATGCTGCAGAAAAGCTAAAGGTTGAAAAATCTGAAGGCGATTATACTACAGTTTACAACAAATAGTGTGGGGAAATTAAAATGACACGAACAAGTACAATGGCAAAATCACGTAATACTGAAAGTCGTGAACTCAATA